CAGGATAAGGCCCTCCAGCTCAGCCACCGCCGCCAGGTTCTCGCTCAATCCCGCCGGTGTCTTCAGCAGCTGAAAGAGTTTGGTTGTAGCGCGTGTTCCGATGTTCGCCATCTTTACCCCCGAAGGAGAATGCGTGGACCCGGAGTGAGGAACGTCGGTTCCTGTCCCGTGCCCGGCTGTGGACCGCTGGTCAACAGTCCGGAATCGGGCGCGAGCCAGATATCCGCCGGACTCAGCGGCGCCTGATTCTGCAGAAATAGATTGTCGGGATTCGTCCCTGCGTACACATTCCACGCCACGGCGTTCGCCGGTGGATTCATCACCGCTACCTCCAGCGTGCTGCCGTTCGGGACAACGATAGCCGTCATCTCGCTGGGACGCCCCTCGGCGCCGCTCGAGTTCCGCCACGCCACCTGGACGAAGTATTTGGCCGCTGGAAGCTGCCCGGGAACCAGGCTGAGTTGCGGATGCGCCGCCTGCGGTATCGGATCCACTACTGTTCCGATCCCGATCCTGACCAGCAGTCTCGCCGCAAAAGAAGACAGGTTCTTATACTCGTTCCATTTCGCCTTGTAGCGGTCGTTGAGCTGATTGTGGTAAGCGTCCCGATAGACGATCTCGAGCGTATGGAAAATCAACCACAATCGCAGAGCGGGGGTCACCACCACGTTGTTCAGGTGGATGTTCACCAGCCCGAGCTGCGGAAACCGGCTCTGTAATTCCAACCCGACTTCATCGGTCGCCAGTCCGATCTTCACTGTCAGGTTGATGCCTTCTACAGCGGCTGTTTCGAGAATCGCGGTTTCGTGGTCTGCCAGATCCTCGATCGCAATTACCGGAGTGTCAGTCAGTAGCATCGCTCGCTCCTTTACTGCTTCGGCGGCGCCTTCACGCCTTTCGATGCCCGAAGATCGCTTTCCGACACAACCGTGATCTGCATCCGCTTCGTCGCTTCGACGTGATCCGATACACGCCTTGCTTCAAGCTTCTGCTCCAGAAACTCCTTCTCTTCCTCTTTGGTGGCGCGTCTTGCGCGGCCCTCCACGATCATCTTGGCGGCGAGCCGCGCGGCTACCTCCGTCAGCACGCCCTCCGCCCCGCCGTCCGCCGTCTCCAGGCTGACAACCACAGCGTATGTGCGCTTCAGGTCCTGCTCCAGGTCCCGGATTTTCTGGTAGTACGCTTTCAGATCCATAAAATTGTCCTTTTCAAGAGCGGGCAGGCGATCTGCCTGCCCGACTCTCACCCCTCGGCCGCTAGCTGTTCACCTGCACGCCAAAGCCATTGCGGATCACGGCCGCCCCGTACAGGACGTCCACCGTGAACTGCTGCGCCAGCGTGTTCGGCTCGTAGCTCATGATCACCCGCACGCCGAAATTGCCCAGCTCGGCGTACTCGGCGATCGCCCCGGTGCCGGGAAGCGGCTGTGGCATCCGCCGCACCACCAGCCCGATCGCATTCTTTGCGAACGCCAGGTTATGCGTCGTAATCGGGCTGCTGCCTGTCTTCGAAATGAATTGCGACCGGAACACGAAGAAGTCCTTGATCTTCCCTACCGTTCCGTCCACCAGGGCGCGAAGTCCCGCTTCACCGGCCGTCTGGAATTCGCTGAACCGGTCGATCTGCCGCAACTGCGAATAGGTCGCCGCGTCCACCACCAGGTATTTCGGTTCGCTCGCCGGAACTTTCGCCTGGAACAGCGCCGTTTCCGCCGAGTCCACTACGGCCTCGGTGATCGCCGTGCCCGCCGTTCCCACCGGTGTGTTGGAGGTGAACGACGCGTAAAGACCCAACAGATCCGTCTCGATCTTCTGCGCGATGGCGACCACCGCCGGGTTCATGTACAGCTGCAGCAGGTCCGGTACCGCCAGCACCTTGGTCACGTCCGGAATCTGGAACGTCGCTTCGGCATGCGTGTTCAGCACGATCTGCGCATTCGTGACGTTCGGATTCTGGAGTTGTACCGCATCGCCTTCGGCCATGTTGTGCGCCACCAGGGTCGGTGCGATCGGAATGTTTACCGTGTCTCCGGCTTGCGCCAGGACCGGCTCGTAATCGCGATTGACCAGGTTCCCCATCACGAGGTTCCCCACCAGGGCGGGCAAAGCATCGGCCGCCACCAGTTTCACAATCGCGCTCGCTAAGTTCGCTGAAGTTATTGCAGGCATCTATTCTCCCTGTTCTGTTTTTTTGAATTTGGGCATCGCTGCCCTTCCCGCCGGAGTGGCGGCCTTTGCTACATCCCTTTGGGATGCGAAGCGATCCGGAGGATCTCCTGCCGCACCCGTTCCATTTCTTCCCGGCTCATCCCCGGTTTGATCCTGTCCAAATCGACGTTTGGCGTATGCGCCGGCGGAGCCTTCTGCGCCGCCGTAATGCCCGATCCGCCGGAAATTCGGGCCGGCAGGAACTCAGGATTCGCGCTGACGAAATGGGCCAGGTAATCCTTTACCGCCATTTCGCCGTTCTCCCCATGCGCGATCAGCCGCCCATCATCCGACCGTACGATGTCCTCCCGCACAGCCCGGAACGCCAGATCCAACTTGGCCACTCCCAGCCGCTGCAGCTCGGCCCGGATCGTCGAACCGGTCTGGGCTTCCTCGGCGATCTGTTTGCTGCGCCGATTCTCCTCGACCAGTTCATCCAGCCGGCGCTCCAGCTGCTCCCGCCGCCGCCGCTCCTCCTGAAGCTCCACTTTGTAGGCAGGTTCGTTCTTGGCCTGATCCTTCCGCGTGAACTCCTCAATCGCCTGGCGGACAATCGATACTACGTCCACTGCCCCCGTTTGCTCGGTCTTGTCTTTGCTCGTTTCGTCCATGAATCACCCCTCGTTGTCTCTTTTTCCCTGCTCAAACGAAGCGTCGATCTCCCCCGCGATCGTCGTCTTGATCTCCTGCCGGGCGTCGCAGAAATATTTCAGCGCCAGCTTCTTGAAAAGCTGTTTTTTCAGGGTCTCGGATTCGATCCCGATCTCCAGCAGCTTTCGCGCGTCATCCAGCTCGTTGCTGAAGTCTCCGATGTCGAACTCATCCAGCCCGGAGACGTCGATCGCAAGACCGTCCTGGCGCGCGGTCTCTATCGCCCTCAGCGTCTGCTTGATCGTTTCCTTCACCGCGTCTCCGTATGCCCGCAGCACCTCCTGCGTGATCGAGAAGTCCCGCTGCTTGCTCAATCCGGACTGCGCCACCGACGCCTGCGGCCCCGCAGCCTGGGCGATCAGGTAACAGACGCGGTAAATCTCGTCCTTGAGACGGTCGAGGTTCTCGGCCGCAATCTTGAACACGTGCCCTTCGGGCTCTGTCCAGCCGAACTTGTCCTCGGGTGAGAGTTGAATGAAATAGCCTTCACCGACGATCTGGTTCCATTCGCGGTCGGAGTAAACGACCGGCGTCGCGAAAAGCCCCATCGTCAGCGCCCAGGACAGCGCATTCGACTTGTTGAAGTGCTCCAGTTGCAGCAGCGCCGCTTTGTTCATCAGCCAAAGGCCGTCGGTCACTTTGAGTTGGAAGACCGGCACTCTGCGCTGTGCGGCCAGTCCGTGCTTGCCCTCATCTGCCAGACGGATCGCGCCGGCCTCACCGTCGCGCCCTTCCACACTGCTGTAGATCCGGAAATCTTCCCGGTCGTAGTAGATCCACCGGGTCTCCCGTTTCCATTCGGGGTCTGTCACCTTCTCCTGCCTCAGGCAGGACGTCCGCATCACGATCCAGTCCGGAGTCCCGTCGGAACCGTAGCTCCAGTTGATGACCTCGTCGGCCGAGTACTCCACCAGGAACGCTCGCGACCTGCCCGACGCGTCTTCCTCCGCCCGGTTCGGCGCCGGTTGCGAGAATCGTGGGAATTCGAGCGCGACATAGGCTTTGCCGAAAACGAGTGTGTTGACCAGTTGCTGCCGGAAAAAGTCCGAGAGGCTGGTGCCCTTCAGATCGCAATCCTCCGCGAATTCATTGAAGAATTGCCTGCCGGATTCGTTGGCCCCAGAGACTGTCAATACTGGCTCGCGCCGAAGCAGCGTAGCCGAGTACCAGTCGATGATCGACCCGATGTAGTTCTCGTAATACACCCTGCTGACGCGTTCCGAATAGACCTTGTCCGGCTCTTTGTTTCTTGGGATCAGGTATTCGGTGGCCCGCTCGCGAAGCTGCTCGCCGCCGGAGTACAGATCGCGATACTTTTTCCACATCTTTTTTTTCGCTTCGTATTCGGGATGCTCCCGGTTGATGTTGTCCATGATCCTCACCCTGTATCGGGGCGTCTCCGCCCGCTTCTTTCGCAACGGCGTGGCGCACGCGCTCGTGCGTGACATCTCGCGACTCATCGCGACACCCGCGCCAAAAACGTGCTGTCAGTTGGAAGCCGCGCAGCCGCTCTATAGCAGCCGCTCCGGCCTGTATCCGATCGTTCGCATCGGACGGCATTCCTGCCATACCAGGTAGCCCAGCGCATCCGATAAGTGCGTCCGGCTCCGGTCTCTGTCCTTGTCGATCAGGTTCGTG